TGCCTCCACAGAGTCTTCGACCGCAACTGCTCCAACTGCATCTCCAAGTCCAGAACCCTCTTCTGCAACTTCGGACCCTCAAACTTCCAATACGAGTTCTGATGTTGTGGCAAGTCCTGCCCCGACACCTTCCCCGTCTTCTGAGCCAACTGCTTCTCCAACACCCTCACCCGAGGCATCGCCAACAAGTACCCCAGAACCAACCCCAAGCCCAGAACCAACAAGCACACCGCAAGCAACTCCATCAGTAACCTCCGTTCAAGAAAAAATTGAGGAAGCAACTGTAACATTGACAACGGCTGTACAAGCCGCAACTCCTGAAGCAGTCTCTTCAGCAGCCCCAGAAGTTGCTGCTGCCACTACGGCCATTGCAGCTGCTGATAGCGCTACTGCCGTAGCTATTGTGGCCGTACAAGCTGTAGATTCTCAAACTGCTGTTGTAGCTACAGCAACTACAAACTTAGCTAACGCACAAACCGCTTTAGAGGTACTAACAACTGCAACAGAAAACACTAAAGTTTATACGACAGAAGGATATGTAGCCCCTGTCGCCCCTGAAACCCCAACAGTTACTACAACTACATTGCCTGTCATGTATGACGGGTTTACAAAGATCAGCACCCCATTTGATATCAAGATGGGTGAGACTGTGTATGAAGGCCAAGGAACAGCAAGCCAGATCTATGTGTCATCTAAAGCCACAATTACATTTGGTGCTGGGGACGTAAACTGGTGGGATTTCCCTGTCGGAGCCCACATCTCAGTATTTGGTAGCGACTTTCAAAGCGCTGGACCTAACTCTTCTACGGTAGTAACGACTACTGAAACTACTCTTGAAGTTGACTGGAATTTACACAAATTTGCAGAGCCAAATAGCCCTATTACAAATGTTAATTGGAAAATGACTGTCAACCCAACAACCGGTGAATGGACAGGTATTGGAACAGTTGCAGGAAATACAACACAGCTTCACAATGGTCCACGCATAGGTGTCCGTGAAGCTGCAGGACAACCTGTAAAACCAATGACTGAGGTAAGCACTGAAACTATTGCTGCTGCTCAAGAAGTTGTAAACGATAAAACAGAAGTTAAAGCGGTTGAAGTTGCTACATTAATTACTCTTACAGATAGCGCAACAGCTACTATTGCTGTAGCAAATCAATTAGCAGACACTGCTACAGCTACTGTAGCTACTGCAGTTACTGCTATTCAGGCTTATGTTCCGCCTGCGCCCGTTCCCGAACCTCAGCCCACTCCGATTCCCACACCCACACCACAACCAGCGCCAGAACCAACACCAACACCGCAGCCAGAGCCAACCCCAACACCAACCCCAGAACCAACTCCGACACCTACCCCAACTCCATCTCCCGAACCACCTGTCGTTTCTCCCACGGTTCCAGAACCTCAACCTGTTCCTCAGCCTGAACCAACGCCTTTGCCCCCTGTAGATCCCACTCCAGCGCAACCTTCTGAGCCTGAGCCAACGCCTCAACCTGAGCCACAGCCAACCCCAGAACCCGTACCTGTTCCTGAGCCAGAACCAGAACCTCTTCCTGAGCAGCCTGTAGAGCCTGAACCACCTGTCGCAATACCTGATCCTGAGCCAACACCTACTGAGCCCTCCACAGAAGAGCCAGAGCTACCCACAGAGCCCCTACCAGAACCGGTAGAGCCCGAAGAACCACCCGTAGCGCCTGAGGAGCCTCAGGAACCTTCCACACCCGAGGAACCAGCACCAGAACCAGTGACACCAGAGCCAGAGCCAGAAAATCCGTCCACAGAACCATTAGAGCCTCCTATTGAAGAAACTGCTCCGGAACCTGCTCCAGAGCCAGAACCAGAGCCTACCACAGAAGCTGAAGAGGTTGCATCTGCCGTAGAAGACGTTTTATCTGACGGCAAACTTTCTGCTGCCGATGCTGAAGAGGTTATGGAGGCATTAAATGCAGATGGTGAAGTTACCGCTGAAGAAGTGTCTGCTTTATCTGAAGCCCTATCAGCTGACGGTAAATTAACCGCTGCTGAAAAAGAATTGGTTGCAGAAGCGCTTATTGAGTCCGTAGCTCCAGGTGAGACTCTTACTAAAGAGCAAATTCAAGATGCGGGCATTGCTTATCAAGACCTACCTCCAGAGACCCCTGTTGAGGTTAGGCAGGATGAAAACGGCAATGAAGTTATAATTACTGCAGACGTTGCTGCAGCCCTTGTATTACTAGAGAACCCTGCGGAATTAATCGGTGAATTATTTAGTGACCCTGGTCAAGCCCTACAAGCACTTGGAAGTATCGGTGCTGATATGTCAGATGAAGAACGTGAAGAGGCTACCGACATGGTAGTTGCAACTGTTGTTGCTGCTGGAGCTGCTATAAATGCCGTAGGTGCGGCTGCAGGAGCTGCTGGCGGATCAACAGGAGGAAGTAGCGGGGGCGGAAGTTCTGGTGGCGGAGGTCCATCAGGAGAAGCTAAAGGCGTTAGGAGACGTAAGCCGTGAAAGTAATTAGAGACATGGTCGATCAGCTATGGACACTACTAGGCATGTTTATTGCTTGGGTTGTTCTAGACGGGTCAGCTAAGACCATTGTAGGCTATGCGATTGTAGGAACACTATTTGCATGGTCGGTTACTTACCGACTACGTAACCCAAAGGACGAAGAATGATTAAAAGAGTTCTACTAGCTGCAGTATTAGCCGTATCTTTAACTAGCTGCGGGTATGACGGACACTTTAGATACCCTTGCCAAGATCCTACAAACTGGGAAAAAGCAGAATGTAAGCCGCCTATTTGCACCGCTTCAGGAACTTGTCCTGTAGACTTAGTAAAGACACCTCAACCAGAAGGAACACCAAATGAGTAAAGAAAAACTAACACCACAAGATTTAGATGCTAGATTAAAGTTTATCCTAGGCATCACACTGGGAACAATCTTATTGTGCACATCTCTAGGCATTCTTTACGGCCTTTTATTTGTGACACAGCCAATTGGGGCACAGTCAGAAAATGACAAAATGTTTTTCAATGTTCTAGGAAGTATTGCTACCTTTATTACAGGAACGCTTGCAGGTATTCTAATTGGACAGTCTGGTGCTAAAGATGTTATGGCAGCACAGTTGTCGAATAAAGAGATGGACGCAAAAAACACCCAGGCTGACAAGAAGCTTGAAGCGGAGATTGATGCTACAGCAGCACGTTTGGCAGCAAAGCCAGATGGCGCAATGCCAGAGGCACAGCCAGTTGATACAGATTGGGATAAAGAATAATGGCAGATCAAGGAACAGCGGCTCGTCTTATTGAAGTTGCTACAGCAGAGCTAGGTACTATTGAAGGTCCTAAGGACAATGAGACAAAGTACGGCGCTTATACAAAGGCTAACTTCCAACCATGGTGCGGATCGTTCGTAAACTGGTGCGGTAACGAGGCTGGGGTAAAGATTCCTAATACTGTTTACACACCTGGTGGGGCGCAAGCATTTAAGAAAGCTGGAGCGTGGATTGATGGAGACATCGCAGACCCAGAACCAGGCGATATCGCGTATTTTGATTTCCCCTCAGACGGTGTCGATAGAATTTCTCACGTTGGAATTGTTATCAAAGACAATGAAGACGGAACCGTATGGTGCATCGAAGGCAATACAAGCCCGGACAAAAAGGGTTCACAGCGCAATGGTGGTCAGGTCTCTAAGAAGCTTCGTGCTTTCAAAAAGAACAAGGCTGGGGAGCAAATCTCAATTGTTGGCTTTGGTCGACCAAAGTTTAAAGCAGGTGGTTCTGCGCCAGCAGCAGCTAAATGCCCAACTGGCGGCAAATAATTAAATAAAAAACCCCCGGCTAATAACCGGGGGTTTTTTATTTAGAGCTACTTTTGAGGAAATTTTTGTAAAAAGTCCTCGTATCGTTCTCCATTACGTTGTCCTGGGTACACCTTCCAAGAAGACCAGTCTTTGCCACCATTTGTCATGTGGTAAGCAATCTGGGCGTTCTTAACTGGATCAAATAGATCCTTGTCACTTTCTAGGTTGAATTTCTCCCGCCTAGCTTCCCCTAGGCTACCAAGCATGTTTATCTGGAAAATTCCATAGGAATTATCTCCAGTGCTTGTGTCTCCGTTATGGGCTTTTGGACGACCGTTAGATTCCTTCTTGGCAACCGCCCAGGCAATCCTGAGAGCTTGTCCTTCGAACCCTACCTGGCTGAGTAGGTCTTTAAGGTTATGGTCTGAGAGCTCGGTGGCGTCTCTATATAGGTCTAAGCCAGTTTTTACTGGCACGGCCACAGTTACGGTAGATCCGTCTGATTCAGCTGCTAGAGCTGGAGGGATCCACGGAAGTGCGGCACATAGTACGAGTATTCCAATTTTCTGTTTTGCATTACCTTGCACACTATCTCCTAGGCTAGAAGGCCAGTTCTGACCCTATGTGTGTCACTCACATGAGGCAACTTAACGTCTGTCTGTTAAGTTCGTACTGCAACCCTTTTGTTACGTAGTTAGTGATGGCCCAGTCTCCTGGGCCATGGATATACCGTAGCAGTAAATACAGGGGTCACGCAACCGTTGAGTGTGATAAAAAACATAGACTACGTGTAAACTAGGGTCGAAAAGGAGCCACATATGAAATTATCTTGGGAAGAGTATAAAAGCTCTATTAGCGACGCTAGTAGCGAGCTGCCAGTAGTTACACCACCTCCAGCGCCTTCAATTGAAGAAGCTATTAAAGAGGAAGTAAAAGAAGAAGTTAAGCCAGTAAAGAAAAAAGCACAGGCAGAACCTGAAGCATTGCCAGCTGAATGAGAATTGAACGGATCATAACTCGTCAAGGGCACCCCATACCAGGTAAGGTAACTCAACCTAGGGGGCCCTTCCCACCTGAGCTATTAGCTGAACCAAAGATCATATATGAATACGATCGACAGTCTGATAGCGGGGAAGAAGATCTTCCTGTTGAAGGAACGGCACAGAACAACTTTAAAGAATCAAAATGGTTTAGCTGTAATGTTTGTCAACTGGTACTAACTGAATCTCAAACTGAGACGCATATTTGCGAGGAGTGATTAAGTGGCAGAAAGAAAAAAACTAACTCCAGCACAAATAGCTGCCAGAAAAGCAAGATCTGCGATTGGTAGTGTAAGAAATCAAGTAGATCAACAAAAGTACTTAGAAGGCTTGCCAGCAAATGTTCGTAAGGCTTATGAAAAAGGCCGATATGACTTGGCAGAGGTTTTAGATACCTTTGGGTCGGATATAGACAAGGACATTGACGCTAGAGGCGCTGGGTACAATATTGACCAGACTGGTCCCTATAGAGCTGGCGATGATGCTCTTGCTATCTATCCAGAGGAAGATCCTGCGTATAACCCGGCACCTTTTGATGATGAGGATTTTACAGAGGTACCAACACAAACTAGCATGATAGACCGGCCAAGAACTGTTGCCGCATCTTATTCTCCAGAAAGATCTGTACTAACCCTAGTATTTAGAGATTCCACAATTTATAACTACTATGACGTTACTATTGATGAGTGGAGAGATTTTAAGCGGTTAAGCAGTAAGTGGGCCTACATATCAGATTACTTAAACTTTAAACCACGAGGCCCGGCAAATACCTCGGACCTACCCCCTAAACTAAGATATCTAGCTTACAGAGGTGCAAGAGCACTTCAGATAAAGAAGAACACATGAGAACACGAGACGTTGGAAATTTTTACTGGCATAACCTTACGTATCCGTATAAGCCTAAAGGTTTATGGGAAACGGCAGATACTCAAGAAATTGACCCGCCGTTCAGAAGAGGCCATGGGTTAGCAATTAGGGTACCATTTACCCGTAAAGCTATAGTTATAGGGCGCTGGAAAGAAACCGGTTACTCAGAGAATCAAGCACTAACCTATGCAATAAACGGTAGGGGTTTGAAAAAGGATGAGATTGATTGGGATGTTATTCGGTCTATAGATTTGGAGAAAGAATTAAATGTTCAAAAAGAAGAAAGAACAACGAGAGAAAACAAAGCTTGAGAAAAGAGTTGCCAGCCTACCTAGTTCTGAATTAGTTGGCTGGTCAGAGAATGCCCTCTACTCAGTTAGTCGTAACCTATCAACTTGGCAAAAAAGTGGGGACACTTTTTATCTAGAAGAAGCAAACGTGGGTATAGAAGCCCTTAAAGCAATAGTTGATACCTTACGTGAAAGGGCGCAATGAAAGAAGATTTTGACTTTGAGGACTTTGAGGATGATGAAGAAAGTGAACTCGAAGATCTAGATCAAGTCGATCATGCAGCCAATGAGGACTACGACTACGACGACGTAGAAGAGTTTGAGAAGCTTCACAAAGAAGAAGAATTAGACGAACTATCTAAAGAGTTCGTTACCCTGCTTGTCAATAAGATCATGGATTTTATGGTTATTTTAGTAGGCCACGATCTACACCCATATCAAAAGCCTTTGGCTCGCCGCATTATTGAGTCGGTAATTGTTAACGACGGTGAAGAGATTACGGCCCTTGCCTCACGTCAGTCAGGTAAATCAGAGACAGTAGCAGACACTGTAGCTACCCTGATGGTTCTCCTACCGCGCCTAGCAAGAATGTATCCGGAGCTTTTAGGTAAGTTTGCAGACGGCATCTGGGTAGGAATGTTTGCACCTATTCAAGCTCAGGCAGAAACTCTGTTCTCTAGAACCGTATCTCGTTTAACCAGCGAACGTGCACTAGAAGTTCTAGGTGATGCTGAAATTGACGATATGACTATCAAAACTCCTGGAGTAACGCGAAACATTAAACTAAAGAACTCCGGTTCAAGTCTTATGATGATGACTGCTAACCCTCGTGCAAAGATTGAATCTAAGTCTTTTCATCTAATGGTTATTGATGAGTGTCAAGAAGCAGATGACTTTATTGTTTCAAAGTCTATTGCTCCTATGGGTGCGTACTACAACGCGACTATGGTAAAGACAGGGACACCGACAACGCACAAGAATAACTTTTATAGGTCTATCCAGCTAAACCGTCGTAGACAGACTGGTAGATCCTCAAGACAGAACCATTTCCAATGGGACTGGAAAGATGTAGCAAAATTTAACCCGAACTACGAGAAGTTCATTAGAAAAGAGATGCTCCGCATCGGAGAGGATTCAGATGAATTCCAGCTTTCGTACAACTGTAAGTGGCTTTTGGAAAGAGGTATGTTCGTCACTTCTTCGATTATGGATGATCTCGGGGATACTTCCCAAGAGCTTGTTAAGAATTGGCATAGGTCTCCCGTCGTCGTTGGTATTGACCCGGCTAGAAAAATGGACTCTACGGTTGTTACTGTTGTCTGGGTTGACTGGGATCGCCCTGATGAGTTTGGTTATTACGACCATCGTATTCTAAATTGGATGGAAATCCAGGGGGATGACTGGGAAGAGCAGTATTTCCAGATAGTTAACTTTTTGGGTAATTACGACGTTATGGCAGTTGCGGTTGACTCAAATGGAGTGGGAGATGCGGTAGCTCAGAGATTAAAGCTTTTGCTACCTAGAGCTCAGGTTATATCCTCCCTTTCTAGCCCTACAGAGCAATCAAAGCGTTGGAAGCACCTTCAAGCCCTAATTCAACGCCAAATGATCTCTTGGCCAGCTCACGCCAAAACTAGAAGATTACGTATGTGGAAGCGTTTCTACCAACAAATGACCGACGCAGAAGTACAATATAAGGGTCCTAATTTCTTAGTGGCGGCTCCTGAAGAGGCGCATGCCCACGACGACTTTGTGGATTCATTGGCCTTGGCTTGTTCTTTGACTCAAGAGATGGTTATGCCTACCGTAGAGGTAAGTGCGTCCCCCTTCTTTAAGTAAAGATTTTTGAGTTTAGGCAGAAAAGTATAAGTATTAGTACCAAACTCTTACTTAAGGATCCTTAACCTATAGGAGAAAATATAAATGGCAGAAAACATTGCGCCAGTACCATCGTTCCCAGAGCGCACGGGAGCAACTTACGAGCGTAAGATGTCAGCAGCACAAGCAGGACTTCGTGGTCCACTTCGTTTCGAAGAAGGCGTAGCTACTGATACCGACGTTCCAAATGACTTCCAGCTCGGTCTTAACCAAGGTTATGACACACCAGCTGGTCGCCCAAACCATAACCTCAACGTTATGGAAAAGTACCCAGAAGAGACCATGCGAGCTCGCGCTCACGTTGGATCTGCTTCTTGGGTAGAGGCACCTACATATGTTGGAGAGTTCTCAACCGGAACTTTCAGCGACTATGCAGAGACCAAAATTGAAGAAGTATTCCGCTCAGGTTCTCGCTATCAGCGCATGAACCCTGCAGCTGTTGCTGACTAAATAAGATATACTTTATAGGTACCCGGCTTC